GCATAAAGTAGAATTGTACAATCTCGAGGATGGCCTATAGGGATTTGTTGGAACTTATACATTTTTCTCAAAATCCATCAGTTGAATTTGCACCTGATAGAATACAAACTTTTGAGCCTGATCGATATCATTCAGAAGAAGAAATAAGACTTAACGAGGATGTTAAGATTGATTCCTTGATTCAAGACCAATTAGAAAAGAAGGAGCCAGTGGTCGCTGATGACAACAATAATGCTAAGAAGTCACTAAATATAGCTCTTGATCAAGATGAGGTCATAGAAGTTGTGAATAATGGAGATGGCACTTTTTCAATAAGAGTGGAAAACGTGGTAGGCTTTGGAAGTAGCGCTTCTTCTTTGTCAACTAATCTTGGCGCAAAATTAGTTAAGACTATAACTGCTGAGAACTTCAAGAAGGTTCCACATGAAATGGTCATGCTTTGCTTGACTGGAAAGTTTTTCTCGTCAGATGTGAAAATGAACACTGTGTTTCCAACAATGTCAGACAACTTAGACAAGCAAACTCCTGATGCGATAATCGAAGAAGAGAGGAATTATAACGTTTTTGAGTTGAAGACATTTAGAGGAGATGATCTTACTGATTCGTACTCGAAGGCTCTCTTGAAATATAGAGTGGCTCTAGAGAACAGAAGTACAAAGAAACCTATAGATTACTATGTTATGGTAGTTGGCCAGAGACAACTGCTCACAACTTTAAATTTGAATGCGTTTGTTGGAATAAAGAAAGAAATATTTCTGCATTACCATTTAGGATTGTTGTTGCTGAACTCTGCTAGACAGCTTGGACTCAAAGACAAGCAAGATGAAGAAGCTAAAGAGACAATTGATAAATTCAAAGAAGCTATTGCTAAAGCTTCAGACTCTAACAAAATTCCAGACATTGCTCCTCCTCCTATAATATCGCATGCAATGCTGAGGAACTGGGACAACATGCCTACATTGGAGGAAAGAGAGCAATTCTTTGTCAAAATATTTGAAACTGCAAGGAAAGAAATAAGGCAAGGCCTTATGGAAGAGAATCCAGTGACAAGGACGAAGGCGACCGCTTTGAGGAATGATTTTCATAAAGAGTGGTTAGCTAACGAATGTAGAAGTGATAAGAAAGCCCCAATACAACTTCCATTCTTCAGGGTCAAAAGAATAAGTTTCAAAGACGACTGGCAAATGATGACTTTCTCAGATCAGCTGCCCAACAATGTGATGGGTAGAGTTTGGAAATCAGCAGTTTTGGCATCTGCTCATAAATACGAACTTTTCTTAAAACAAGACAAAGAAAAAACCATAGCAAAGGCTCTCATGTCAGGAGATGAGTACTCTAGGAGAGAGGATAGACGAGAAAGAAGAAAGTATCATCGTTGTATTCTAGACTTAGCTGCTGAGGATAGGGAATATCTATCGCTGCATGCGTTTCAGGCTAAGAAGTTTAAGGATAGAGTAGCAAGTGCGATGTTCAAGAAAAATCAGAAGAAGCCTTTTTCTCCTTTCTGTGATGTGAGTGACATAGATGGTTTTTTCTTGAAGATGATGAGCTTACTGAAAAAGAATCCAGTGGCTGGCAGTTGTAATTTTGTGCGCAACAAGACAATGGCGCTAAGGCTAGCGTCGAAAGCAATATTCAAAGATGATTTGCATATGGCTGAAATTTTTGTAGAAGAATTTGAAAACACTGTAATTGGTCAATCATTATCATTGTTCAATTTAATAATTGAGGAAATTAACGTTTCCATGCAACAATTTTGCAAAAAAGACGAAGTTATCATTAAACAGTTACCTATTGATGGCATTTATCTAATGATAAAACCGACTAAGCCAGACAAAAACGCAGTGTTTACCCTTTTGTTAGATAGAGAATGCTTCGAAAGTTTTGAATTGCCGTTTAAGGCTAGTGGTGAATTTTCAAATGAAAAATACATTGTTTATGATTTTATGTCGATTAACAGACACAAAATTTCTCATTACTTGTACACGCTGGAGACAACTTGTTTATTATTTGCTATGTGGTGTGATTTAGAAAAGAAAATGCCTTCTGAAGTCCTGTCTTCTCCAGAGAATCATCCTCAAATAATAAACCATTTCACTATTTCTTTCTTAGCACTCATGGAAGACAAACCTCAGACTTCAAGTATGCTGCAAGTGATTAGATACGGATATATGGAAGCATGCAAATTGGCGATAGTTAATCCTAATCCTCTTAAGATCCTTAAGAGATTTGATACTAGACCAAAGTCTAGGCTATTGGTTTGGATTTATAGGCGTGTAGTAGAAGCATTCACAATCATGATGGAACACCAGCCTATTGTTCGCAATCTTGATTTGTCTTTGGAGGACGATAGGTTGATGTCCACTTTGAGCGATGTACAAATAAATGAGGAGATTACTGAGATGGAAAATGAATTAGCGGCAATTTCGAAGTCAAACGATCAAGATAATAACAACAACTCTTCTCCTTTGCTCCTCAGTAATCCTGATCAAATAGAAGTTGAACGGAGAGCTCAATATCTTCGATTTAGAATAGAAAAATTGAAGCAACACAAAAAAGCTAGCGAGGTTGACGAAGACATTTTAGAAGATGAATTAGATTATGCTGATCTAATGAGTGAATCAAAAAACGTCATATCAGGAGACAATTTTGTCAATCTGATATCTTGGGTTGACTTGAAACCTATTTCTAGTTTCTCCATAGCTTTGAATCTTAGTTATATTGGATCTTTACATAACAAGGACGAGAGAGATCAACTCCAAGGATATTTCAAAATTTTTAACAAGGTTATTTCAGAGGAGCTTGAGTTACGGAAAAGCGCAACTCACTTAATGGGATTTGACACAAGGAAAGATCTGAAGTATAGAGATCATGAATTTGATTATAAATTCGCAACTTATTGTGGTCTAGAAGTCAGAAAATATTTGGAGAATAAATTTTCTAGATCATTTCACAATTTTCTAGAAGACAAATTGCATTTGGAGGTCTTGAAACATGATTCAGAACACTTTGCAACTTTCAAAGCATCTTCAGTTCCAGTACCTCCCAAGTATGACGACAAGGACAAATCTAGTCATCGTAGGAAAGCTCTTGAAGCAGTCATAGAGAAAATTCGAACCAAAGATAATGGAGAATCTTTGTTTGACATTCATCCGTTTGCAAATATAGATAAAATCATTGATTTAATAGAGGCACAAGGAGGAGTCAGAGCAAATCTGTTTGACAAACAGCAGATTGGAGGAAATAGAGAAATATTTGTCCTCGACATCCTCTCTAGAGTTGGAATCAATTTTGTGGAAACAATTGCAAGAATTATCTGCGATGAGCTTCCCATGGAAATGTTAACAAAAGGAGATATGAAAGTGCAAAAATCAGATTCGCATTATAATAGAGTTGCGGCTCAAAAGAAGAAAGGAGATAAGACAGAGACCATAATTGATTCAGATGACGCGACGACTTGGGCTCAAAGATTCATAATGCCAGTCTTTGCTGCTGTTCTCAAACCTATTCTGCCAGATAATTTATTTAGGATTGTTGTTCGAGTGCTTAATTGTGTGACTAACAAAAAACTTGAGTTACCTAAAGAACTTCTAGCTCAGTTCTTGAAATTTCCTGAAGCAGTTAACTTTGAGAAAGGGCAGATTAAAATCGACGAAGGAATTAATGAACTCAAGAGACAGTTTTTAGGAACCTCTGAATATCATGATTTGATTGACAAACCAGGTGACAGGCTATTGAATAATAAGTCAAATATGATGCAAGGTATACTGCATTATGTTTCATCACTTGTTCACTCTGCCTACTTGATGGTCATGGCTAGATATAATTCCACGTTCATTGGTTCTGCTATTGCAAAATCTCGACTGAAGAAAGAGGTGAAGTTAGTGCAGACATCAAAATGCAGTTCAGACGATTCAGCAGTTATTAGAACTTTGATTCACCAAGAGGAAGATTCTAAAGTGATTAGCTATTATTTGACATGGATGAGTAGAGCAAAGAAAATAGGGTATGTGCTATTGACCATTAAGCAGAGCGAAGAGAAAAGCACATCAGAGAGTTTCTCTTCAATTGAAGAATTTAATTCTATCTGGAGTGTCGCAAACACTATCATGACGCCTTTAATTAAATTTGTGTATTCAGCATCAAAACTAAAGGTCATGAGCAGAATTGACTCTAGAATCAACATACTTTCTGAGTTGAGAAAACAATTAATAGAGAATGGAGGGTCAATTCATTTAGCCGCTATATGTCAAGACCTTCACTTTGGAACTCACTTCTCGTCGCTAGGCGCTCAGGTTAATCCACTTTTTGATGAATATTCCGAAGAATTGCTCACAAAACCCCATCCATCCTTAGGTTATTTTGTTTGGGAACCAGAAGCTTTTTGTGGAATATTAGGCTATGATTTTGCTCATTACATAGCCATCACCAGAGATCCAAAGTTGTCTTCTGTTGAGAACTGGCTTATCACAAAGGAAGGAGCTGAAATCTCTGAACTAGGAAAACCTACTATAACAACAACTTTGGCAATAGGAGATTCAAAGAAATATTTGGATTTTATCAAGAGCATAAACATTCCAAAAAATTGGAGGGAAATTGAAGAGAAAACGAACCATGAGTTATTGTTTAGAAGAGCTAGAACTGACGAAGAAACGTTGTTCAACATTTATAAGAAAGCGTTAACTCCTTCTTCAGCAGAAGCGTTCTCTTTCCAAACCTCGTCCAAGTTGCATGCTAGTGCTGTTTATATTTTAAACACACCATCAGTTTCTGTCACAGAAAGAAAGTTGCGGGAAAAAGGAGAATTAACAAAGTTTTCTCTTTATGGACTCATCAAGACGAAAGTTGAGTTGGGACTGCCCATGGATAGATCAATGATAAATTTTATTTTCCCTGATCATGATCTATACGAAACTGTTCTCACTGATGTTGGAGATATCTCATCTTCTTTCATTTCAAGACGATTGTCATATGTGAGGGCAAATCGATACGCGGTCTTGACGATGCCTAAAATTCCCTTTAGTGCTAGTGTTAGTCTGCTTAACGTTGTTAAGAGAAGATGGTTTTCATTAGACACTGCTGGTTCGGCTACCGAACATAGGCAAGCTTTTGAAGTTTATCAACAGATGTTTCCTTGGTTGGCCGATAATTTCGACCTTAGCTTAGCAGCTTCTCCTTTCAAAGACGGAATCGCATTGGCAGACTTCATTAAAGCTCAGATCCCGTCGTTTAAACATTCAAAAGTTTTAGGACCTATCCGTAAAGGTTTACCTTTTGCATTAGCTGTCAGAAATATAATTAGGAATTGTCAGCTTCCTGGGCATGTCATGGTGAGAATACAAAACGTGTCAACCCCAGATACTGAAGTCTTTGCCGGAATTGGAACTAAAATCTCTTTGATCACATCAGGACCTTATGAAACGGACGTTGAGAGGATAGAGAAGGTTAAGAGACTATTGACTAACGTGATTCCTCCAATACTTAAAGGAAACGAATTATCAGCACAAACTCAGTTAATGCAAATGAAGGAAAACGATGCTGTCATTTCAGTGTTGCAATCCATATATAGGAAGCAGTATCCCCTATCTAGATTATTGTTGGCAGCTAGACGTGGAAAATTAGCAATTTTCCCGCAACAACAAAAGTATAACCCTAGCAAGAGAAAATATGAGGGACCAGGAGTGGCTCAAGGAATCATTGATGGAGTGGCCTTTGTTTTACAATTGAAAGATGATGAAATAAAGAGAATAATTGTGTCTGACTTGCAGAGACTAAAAGTGAACAGAATTGATTTTGTCAAAATGCTTAAAGAAATGTCAATGAAGCCAAGTTCATCAGCGGACATGGGAGAGAGCTATTTTGATGTAGAGAAAGGAGTCATTTCTAAAATTAAAACTAGGACCTCTGTTCCGATAGACGAGCGCATCGATTTACATAGTCCAGATTTAAGTATGATATTGGAAGAATATAACGAACGCCCACAATTCTCAACAACGATTGGCCTAAAAGGAAACATAAAATTATCTCTGAAAACGAGAAGAGGATTGATAACAATCTTAAACTATGATCCACCAATTTGGAGAACTGAAGCATCTCTTGCGTTGGCAAAGGAAGATGTTTATACAATATCTAAGGGAGACTCTATTCCAGACAATAACAATGATAGGCAAGGAGTCATCAATTCAGTCGCTAGTTATTGGTATCAGTTTAGATCAGTGCCTGATAATGCTCTCATTTCTAAAATATCAAATCTTCGAAGCATTTGGGAAAGGAATCAAATTGAGTGTGATCTTGTTGAAAGAAATTATAATGATTCAGAAGCAATGTCTGATTTCAAGAGAGACCTCAAAGACTTCAACAAAGCTCTTAAAATTGTGAATTTGAAGAAATGGATGAAGGACACATTAGAAGAGAAGGCCAGATTCTTAAACATGCGCCCGAATTATCTGGTCCAAGCGCCTAAATCAGAAGAAGATGTAGACTTTAGTGTATTGGGAGACATAGAGGACGAAGACTTTACAAGAGACATGCTTAATGGCATTCAGATAGAAGTCGAAGAGATAGAGTGGGGCACGAAGATGTTTGATAGTTTATCAAGAAACGAAATAGAAAGAATTAGTAGTAAATTTGAGGATTCATCAATATTGGAAAGCAGAACTGAAAAACCACCTACAAGAATTTCCAATAAAGTTCAAAATATATGGTCGATTCATCCCTTTTGGAATCAAATAATTATGACTCTCCAAGTGACTTTAAGGCAAGTTAATGAGTTGTTGCTTGGAAATTACAGAATTGACATTCCAAAAACACAATTAGGCTCGCTCATTTACTGGCTTCTTGATGTCGAGAGGAGAGAAATTTTGGTTTCAGAAGACGTTCAAGTAAACGAAGAGGACATTGACGATTTGTAAATTAGAGTTGTCAGGATTAGTTTTCTATTTTTATGAGCATCATTTTGCC